CAAAATATCAAAAAGAAATCAAGGAGAGGTCTGTCAATACGCTAGGTGAATGGCAACATCCACCAAGAAGTACAGTTGACCCACTGAAGGCAGTTCTTAGAATTGTTGAATTAAAATTGGATGAGACAGGGAATGTTGTTGGTAAGGCAAAAATCCTTAACAATAATACTGAAGCGACAAACTCAATAAAAGGTCTTATAAAAGAAGGAATTAAAATTGGTGTTAGTTCAAGAGGAGTTGGTAAAGTTTCTGCTACAGGTGTTGTAGAAGATTTCAAACTAATTACTTATGATGCAGTTGATATGCCATCAGATTACAATGCTATGCTTAATGGTATGGTTGAAGGTTATAAATTTGAAAATGGTATAATGCAAGATAAAGAATTTATGATTGATGAAAATGGTTGTATTGGTGAAGCATGTAGTATTGCTCAGACAAAAATCGATGAAGCAAAGGAAAATAACGAACCTTGCCCAATTCAGGAAAAAATTGATATTGCAGTATCTGAAGCAAAAAAAGAAATCATTAAAGGCATGGCTGATTATATGTCAGAGGTAATTCATTCTCAAGAGAATAAATTAAATGATATTGTAGAAAGTATTGATGAATATATTTCAACGAAAACTGAAGGACTTGTTCAGGATATTAGTGATTATTTAGAAAATCCTGTCATTGAAAGCACCGAAAGCAAAAAATCAATAGATTCAGAAACTGCTAAGGCTCTTATCGAGGCATTAAAATCACAGAAGATTTAATAATTTTAGGAAATAAAGGTAAATTACAGGAATATAAATAATTCCAGTATAAGATACTATATATAAAAATCGATAAAAATTTGACCGAAAAGTCATAAATCTAACTAATTTTTATCGATAAAAATTAAAAACATAGGGAGAAACAAACATGAAACAAATTTTAGAAAATTTGGATATTGCTGAAGAAATTAAAGAAGAACTATCAGAATCTTTTGATGCTGCTGTACTTGTAGAAGCTGTTAAATTAGCTGAAGGCAAAGAAGCAGAATACGAAGAATATATGGTTGCTCAAATGACTGAAATGAAGGCTGATTTAGAAGATACTATTGATGCTTATTTAGAAAAAGTTGTTGAACAATTCGTTGAAGATAATACTTTTGCAATTGATGAATCAGTAAAATCTGAAAAATACGACGCTGTACTTGAGGGATTCAATTCTTTAATGATTGCTACTGGTGTAGAAATTGCACAAATTGCTGAAGCAAAAGAAGAAATTGAAGAAGAAATTGATGAGTCTGCTACAGCACTTGCTGATAGACTAATGGAAGAAAACATGGAACTTAAAGAGAAAAACGCTGAATTATTAAAAACAGGTCTTGTAAAAGAATCTGCTGAAGATATGACTGCTGTTCAAAGAGATAAATTCCTTAAACTTGCAAGAGTTGTTGAATTTGATGCATCTGCTCCGGTAGATTTCATTGAAAAAATGGATACATTAGTTGAGTCTGTTAAAGGCGAAAAAGTTGTTGCTGAGAAAGCACCTGAAGTTGAAGAAAAAGTTATTGTTGAGAGTGTAGGTTCATCTTACGTTACAAAAGCAAGTCACTTATTCTAAGATATACTATATATAAAAATATAAATAATAAAAACAAAATAGGAGAATTAAAAATATGGAAACACAAATGTTAACAGAAAAATACGCTGATATTTTAGAATCAGCAAAGATGCCAGCAATCAAGGCTAGCGAAAAATCAAATGTTGCACTTTTACTTGAAAATCAAGCACAAGAAGAAGCAAGATTAATGACAGAGGGAACAATTGCATCAGATGTTGCACAATTCACTCCAATTTTTATGCCTTTGGCAAGAAGAATTCAACCAGCACTTATTGCTAATGAATTAGTTGGTGTTCAACCACTTACAAGTCCTACTGGATTTATTTACACACTTGCATTTAGATATACAGGTATGGGTGCTAATGCTGCTGATAAAACTGGTGGTAGAATTTCACCAATCGCGGGTTCACAAATTATTGAAGTAGCTGTTACTGGTACTGCTCCAGTTAAAGGTGATACTGTTAAAGTTGGCGCTGCTACTGCAACTGTTATCTATGCTGAAGAAAACTTTTTCTTAATCGATGGTAAAATTGGTTCTGCAACTGCTACTCTTAATGATGCTGCAGATAATGAAATAGGTACTATCAAAGTTACTTATTCTAACGAATTAACATTCAGAAAAATCTTAAAAGGTTATACTGGTTCACTTCCAACTTCAGAAGCAGAATTACTTGGTTATGATATGTCAGAAATCGGTTTCGATATCATTCAAACACAAATTGGTGTTGAATCAAGAAAACTTAAAGCAGAATATACTGTTGAAATGTACCAAGATTTAAAAGCAATGCATGGTCTTAATGCTGATGAAGAATTAATGAATATGATGGCTGTTGAGATTCAAAACGAACTTGATAGAGAAATTGTTGATAAAGTAAATGCTTGGGCTGCTCCAGCAGGTGACTTTAAAATTGGTGGTGTTGATGCATCTGGTTCAGCTAGATTCGAATTAGAAGGTATGGCTCACTTACAACTTAAAATTGCTAATGAATCAAGAGAAATTGCTAGACTAACAAGAAGAGGAGCTGGTAATATTTTACTTGTGTCTCCAAAAGTTGCTACAGTTTTAGAACAACTTAAAGGTTACAAAGCTATTGAAAATTCTACATCTGTAGATGCTACGGCAGTTGGTGTTGCGGTTATTGGAACATTCAATAAAATGAAAGTTGTTATGGATGCTTTTGCTACTACTGATTATTGTACAGTAATCTATAAAGGTTCTGACAGAAGAGATGCTATCGGTTACTACGCACCGTATGTACCAGTTTCTTTCACAAGAGTTGTTCACCCTGAGTCAGGGCAACCGGCTATAATTCTTAATACAAGATACGGAATTAAAGAGAATCCAATGAACTCTAAAGATACTCAAGGACTATATGCTAGAACTTTTCAAGTTGATTTTTCTGACAGCCTTTTAAGTAAATAATCTTAGGATTATTGCTTAAATTGAGTAATTAAGTCATAGTTAGTTATACTATAAAATAACAAGGAGGATGAGAGTTCCTCCATCTTATATTTTTATATATACTATATTTTGTTCGTCGTGGTTCTGGGATATAGTATATATAAAAATATAAATAAAATAAAAAGACAAACAGAACCACGACCTCCGTTTGTCTTAAACGGAGCGAACAATGAGACTACTACAATATAAACACTCAAAAATTGACTATAATAAGTTAAAAACAAATAAAACATATAGAAAATCTGTAATAAACAAATTGAAGTTTTGGTATTTTTATAATGAATATAATGAAGAAACAGCTTTTTACTGGCTGTATAAAGATATAAAAAAGAGAAACCAAATACATACTTATATAAAATACTTCAATATAAAATCACAAATTTTTAAGAATAATAGAAGTGCATCTGAGTATTTTTATACTAAAATTCATTCAAAAATTTGTCCTGAATGCAACAAAAAATTTGTGCCTACCAAAAAGAAAGGAATATGTTGTTCTTCGAAATGCGCAAACAATCATAAAACAAAAGATATAAATTTCATATTAAAATTAAGTCAAGGCGTCAAGGCATCATGGGAAAATCTTAGTGAAGAAGATAGAAATGAGAGGAAGCACAATATATCAAAAGGAAATAAGAATTTTTATAGCAATCTATCAGAACAAGAATATAAAGAATTTTGGGATAATTGGAACAAATCTTATACAAAAACTTGTCATCTAAAGTATGGCTATTGTAGTTATTTTGCTGTGCCTGAACATATTAATTCTTTTAAGGAAAAAAGAAAACAAACAAATATATTAAGGTATGGCGGTCCAGCCCCAATTTGTTCAGAGGCAATAAAAGATAAAGTTAGGAAAACATTGAGGAAAACAAATGAAGCATCTGGTAAATGGATAAAACAAGAAGACATTTCAGACTTCAAATTATATTCAAGGATAGTAAGAAAACTAACTGAAAAACAGCCGATTCACTTATTAGAAAATTTTGATAAAAGAGGGACAGTAGATAAAGAAGATGCCTATCACCTTGACCATAAAATTCCTGTTAAATATGGTTTTGATAATAATATTCTTCCTTATATAATAGCAGATATAAAAAATTTAGAAATGATACCTGCAATAGATAATATAAGGAAAGGCTCTAAATATTAGTCATTTCTTTGCTAAATAAATTGCTTATCATTCTTTTTAATTACCTCTAAAAAAGCAGTATATATAAATTCTAAATGACTAGTGTCTTTCTTTTCTAATGTTATCACCCTTACTATATTATCCTCTTTAAGCTTATCAATTTGTTTATTAATATTATCCAAACAGTCCTTAGGTTTTTGTGGACGCCATCCGCTATTTATTTCGATTATCATTTCATCTCTCCTGATTTGTTAAAAATTTCCAAGTAATAAATCCACTTAGGATAACATTTCCAATAAAGATAAGTAATTGCCAATACCACTCTAAAGTAATGTTCTCTTTAAGGTACTCAAATTCTTTCATTGGTTTTCTGATATAGCTTTTATTAATATGATATTCTAATTTAGTAAGAACCGTTGGAGAATTAATAGAAATATCTTTAAAAGCATTACCCATATCAATAATAAAATCTGTATTATTAGTGAAGCATATAACATCCGACCATTGGACATTACCTTTTTTATCTACACCGAGAACTAAAGTTACATCATTCTTTTTACCCATTTTCCAATATTGTGATAAAGCATCTTTAAAACTTCTATCATATTTTTCTGAATCTACTATGTACAGAATAGGATTAGCTTGTTTAGTAATGCCAACTCTTGTCGTGATATGATTAAGAATTTCTAATTGTTTATTAGGGTTCTTAATTCTTCCAGTTGTATCGATGATTCTATTTAACTTTGTTTCTCCATATTTTCCCTCATAAAGTATAGGGTATTCTCTTAGAACTCCGACTTTTACTAATTGTTGGATTTCCTCTTTAGGAACTTTAGTATGAATAACATTATCTTTTGCCACTGCCACTAAATTTTCATACGTATGACCCACAGAAGTAGGGATTATTTTATTTGGATGAGAAACATATTTGTCACCATCTCCATAAGATACTTGATTACTTCTACTAATATTTACAAACTTTGTGCCAAACTCTCTCTTTGCTTGAAGATATTCTCCTCTTGAAATAGAGATAGATTCTCCAAGATTTGTTTTAATTTGATAATAAGCTGGATGATGGTCAATTCTAGTTTTTGTTCTTGTACAAGTTCTAGGATTTTTAGATGTTCCACAAGAATAGGTTTCGGTGTATGTTACTTTCTCATCCCATTCTTCATAATAAGTTGATGATGCTACTTTACCATTAAAATAATTCGTATCCCAAATATCAGTAGTAACTGAAAAAAGCAATGAATAAATTATTGCTACATAGGCTAAGGTTGCCGCTACCTGAATTCCAAACTCTTTTAATATATATTCTCTATTGGTGATATATAACCAAAAACCAATAGCAATAGGTACTAAGAAGTTAAACCAAAAACCAAAATTAGCTAAGATAATTTCTAACATTTTAAATTCCTTTTCTCTTTTTGTTCTTAAATCTAATATTTTTTAGAGTTATTAATTGCTCTAGTAATATGAGGCACTTTACCCATTATAAAAAACGTACTACCATCATAAAGTGTTATCTTAACTATCGAACGATTTTCAACATTATATTCTTTTTCGATACGTTTAACATCATTAGCTTCGATCGATATATTTTCAAGAAAAATATCTAAAAATGATACCAACATTTTTTATCCTTTATGAAGCGAATGGGTCAGTGACCTCATCCTCTCCAGTTTCCCAAGTTTTCTTGGTTTTCTTTGTAGTGATAATTCTATCTTCAATCGCTTTAACTTTTTCTGATGGAAAATTAAAGAGAGTTACACCAATTGTACCTTTAAGTGAAGCCTTTCTCCAAGTTCTGTATTCTTGAACAACAGAGATTTTTGATTTTTGTTGAGATTCTTCTCTAGCATACGCTTTTGAAATAATATCCATAAATTTAGAATAGAGTTTTTCATCAGCACCTGGTTGAGCTTCTTGAACCCATTTCATCATAGCACCCTGGTCATTTTTATATCTTTCCGCCTGTGCTTTAATCTTATCAATAGAAAACTTACTACCTTGCTTAACAGTAAATCCTGACATCTTTAATTCTTTATCAACAGCAGCCCAAACATTTTGCATCGCTTCATCTTGTGCTAATACACTCTGTTCAAATCTTTCACCTGTAAATTTAGCACTAAAAACATAACCTACAGTGCCACCTACCAATAACAATAAACTTAATACTGCTCCAATTACTACTTTTACTCCTGTGCTCATTATTTCTTTCCTTTTAATAGTTTAACTTCGGTTTCCAATGTTTTAATTCTCTCTAATAGAGGAGCTTGTAGTTCAAGTACAGTCTCGGTCACTTTATCTTTATAATCCATAGAGTAATTTATTTCTCTCTTAAGTAACCAACCGCCATAAGCTAATCCAATGGCTACTATAATAGCTACTATCTTTATTAATAAATTCATCTTTTCTGTCCTTGTCTTTTTGTTATATAATTATAGCCTAACATACTTTAAACCGAGCTTAAATTCTTGAACTTTTTATAATTATTTTTACCGTTTTCATTCTCTTCATGATTTTCTGATGATAACTTCTGTTACTCCAACCACCATTATATCTTCCAACTGCTTTCCAATATGCTTCTGATTTTCCAAACTTTCGAGAAGCTTGTTCATACATGCTTAAGAGATAATGTCCACCAATAGTAGCCCCAAATTCAAAGTCATACATAAGTTTATTAATTAACATGGTATCTCTTCTCGCTTGCTTTTTGTATTTTGTCCAGAAACTATAATGAAAAAGAAACTCTTTTTTAGCCCATTTTAAAGTTCTAATGGCTTTTTTATTTCCTTTATCTGCTCTTGAATTCCAAGATTTTGACTCTATTATTTTCTGATAATATTTCAGTTTTTTTAGATGTCTCTCATATTCCTTATAAGTGCTCTTTCCTTTATTTACTAAGTAACCATATTTTCTCTTTAACTCTGGGTATTTCAGGATTGTTAATTTGGCTGTACTAAGTTTAATTTGAAAATTGCCCAAAGAACTATCATAAAGTGATTTTAATCTGCCAGTATCTGTGTACTTATCTCCAATATTATCTGTTCCCCAAGAACTTTCTTGGCCCATAATACTAGGAAGAGTATTTTCAAATGTCATCCCATCTTTAGCTTTTATTGTTTTGCCTACTTCATAGGCAATTTTTATTTTTTCTTTCTGAATATTAGATAAAGCCATTAGGTGAGTCGATGCTAATATTAAAAAGATCATGAAAAGTCTCATCATATTATTTTTTCCCAATCTGTTGCAGAAATAACATTAATCATTTAGTTCCTTCTTTTTGGTATATCTAATTATATACCAATAATAATTAAAGCAAGCTTAAAATTATATAAAATACTCAGGATATTCTGTGTGATTAAAAAATACTTCCAAAGGCAAAGCCTCTTTGATGAGTTCATCAAACCATTCATATTTTTGAAATGCTGACGCCAAAATAGCATCTCCTTTATAGCTTGTCACCACTGACCTATTAAATTCACATGATACCACAAATTCTGTGTATTGTATGTATGCAGGGAAAGGAAGTTTTTGTGACTCATACAGTATAAAATCAAAATCAAGATAATCTATCAATGCATCAATCTCCTCCTGATTTTTTACATAAATACTTACCTTGTGTCCTTCAATTAGAAACTTATCATTCACTGATTGAGGAACTTCCCTTTTTTGGTTCTCATATTTTTTTCTTGGTTTTATTTTTTCCATATTATATTATAGCATAGATATACTTAAAATTACATGAACGTCTCTCTTGGTAATGGATGAATTTTGCCATCAAGCCAATATTCTGCTTCGTATGTTTTATTCTCGAGTTTTTCCTTCACTAATACAAAATAATTTAAGTGATATTCTATTTCTCCTCGAATTTTAGGGGGTTTTGGTTCGGTGTGTAATGCATAGGATTGCATTAAATCACTGCCATAATTTAAGAGAACATTCCTTGAAGCAACGGCATTCTGAATGTAAGGATTATAGCAATAATAAATATTGAAACCTTTAATCTTTGCGTGTCCCCATTTGAATATTTTTACTCCAGGAACTTTTCGTGAAATCTGAGCCATTTCAGTGAAGTCATTAGATTTGAATACCATCATATAATCTTCCTTGTGAGCATTCTCCATTTCTTTAGGTAGAATGTAATTCCAATATGAAATATCCTTTCCCTCTCTCCGTTTAAGGAGATATTCCTGGTTAGGCTGAACAGGTTTGACTGTACTCACCAACCACTTAATTTCTGAAGATGTGGCAAAGTCAAAATTTACGAAGGAAGGCAAATCTTTTTTATCTTTGATTTTTAGGTACCTTAGGTATGGAGGCCTAATTTTAATGTATTCCTCAAATTCAATACCATTATTTTTTGCTGCAACCTTAAATGAATTGTATGTATCGACACCATAATATCTATCAAAGGTTATATAAACATTTTTCATAGCATCTCCTTACTTTTATAAATATTTATATAAATGGATTTTTAAACAAAGGAGACTACCATGGCCAAAATGACACAAGCGGAAAAAGATGCCTATGATGTAATGAAAAAGCATATTGATAAGCCTTCAAGACTCAAAAAATCAGATTTTATTCCTGGGAAAATGGTAATGTTCGCCTATAATGCCAAAGATAAAACGGCTGCATACGATGCCAATCCTTTAATCATTGTCCTAAGGCGATCATCAAAATACACTCTGGGATTGAACTGGCACTGGATGCCTCCAAAAATGAGAGAAAAGGTTCTTGATGGTATCATGAAGCAGAATAAGCAAAATATCAAAAGAGGACTCCCACTTACACTGAATTATAGCATGGTCAAAAGGCTAATTAAAGGCCTAGGACCAGTCGTGAGATTGTACATTAACAAACGGATTTCGTCAAAGGGTGTTGTTATTCCATCATACCAATATTACAAAATTGTAAACCTTAGAAGTGAACATTTTATCGGTATATCCGCAAAAGGAGCATGGGCTCAAGCGATAGCAAATAAAAAATTAAAGAAAAAAGCAAAAATTGCAGCTGCGATTCAAAGGAAAAAAGATCAAGCAACAGCACAAAAAAGATTAGATAAAAAGAAAAAAGGAGGCAAGAAATGATAAAATTTAGTGATTTTATAAATGAAAAATATGCCGCTAAAGGCAGAAAAAAGGAATGGGAATTGATGATTGACTGGTATATGCCATTAACACCATCGATACTCAAGGATTTTGAGATATTTGTACCTGAGGCATATCATGTCACGAGTATAGCATCCCTAAAAAATACCATAAAAATACAAGGCAAAAGGGTTGATTTACCCACATTCACTCGAGGTTCAAGGGGATTGTCGAAAGGTGCTATTGAAAATGCAGAGGTTCTTCTGAAAGTGGAAGGATACTCATCATTTTCCTCCGATGAAGATTTTGAATCTGCACTGGATAGGAATGGTCACCGATGGTTACATCCATTGAAGGATAAAGATTATGTTGTTAATAATAAATTTAGCACTAAAATTGCACCGATTATTGTTAAAAAATATAATCTCGATGACAGATATTCAGTGCCAAGTATGGTTAAGGCAATGAATGGCAAGGAAAAAGGAGAATTCGTAAAATTTTATTATGAAGAAGCAAAAAAATTAATCACAAAATCTCTCATTGATGATATCAAAGATTCGATGTCAAGGTCATATGCCGGTGATTATGATAATGATGAAATCTTACTCCATAATTTTAAAATCAAGGAAATTAAGGTTATCAATGATAGCTCTTCTGAATATAGTGCAGAGGAAAATATTCAGAAAATTTCGGATATGGGCATTGATGTTCAAGGCACAACAACAAGACATGAAATTGAAAGTTTAGGAAGGAAATAATGAAAGTTTTAGTTTTGGATGACAGCAAAACAATGCTAAGGATTATATCGAATACCTTGAAAAGGGTTGGGTATACAGACATTGTGACTGCAGAGGATGGTGTCGAAGGACTGGCTGAATATAATAAGGCCAAGGATGCCAAAGAAAATTTTGATATAATCTTTACGGATCATAATATGCCAAATATGACTGGGCTAGAATTTGTAAAGCATATCAGGAGTGTCGATAAGGATACTCCTATCGCAATGATTACAACCGAGGGAGGTAAGGCTGAGGTTATTAAGGCATTGAGGGCTGGTGTTAATAATTACATTGTTAAACCGTTTACTCCTCAAGTCCTCAAAGAAAAAATATCTGCAATTTTAGGACAATAGGATGCTAACATACCTAGAATATAACATTATAATGCATAAGGATGACGAAATGCTAACATCATACATGGATAGTTTTTTCGATCTTTATAGTCTTATGAATTATATCGAACTGACATACAAAGGCAAACAACGATTCCCAAACACTCAAAAAGGAGTCCTTGAGGCAATTCTCATGACCACCAAAATGAACCCAGATTACAAAAAATTTGATAGGTTCAGGTTAAAGTGCCTTGAATGGGATGAATATTTCGATGAACATTTTGCTGGATTTGATCATATCGATGTGAACAAAAGCATAGCAGTGATTGTTGCTCGAGAATTGGAAAAACGAAAAATAAAAGGAGAGATATAATGGCCTACGGAAAATGTAAACAAGGTATATATGTGCCTGTAAACCCTGATAAATGGATAATCACGGAATCTTTTGACATGAAGGAGCCGGGCATCAAATATCGTTCTGGATGGGAAAAAATGTTCTTTTTGTTTGCTGATATGAATGATAATGTCATTAAAGTAAATTCAGAAGGCATGGTCATACCATATTTCAATCCTGTTAAGCAAAAAATGTCAAAATACTATATGGATGTTATGATGGAAACCAAGGATGGCACTATATGGTTGGTTGAGATAAAGCCCTTTAAGGAAACTCAACCCCCGAAAAAACCTCGAAAAAATGCCAAAAATCCTCAGAAGGCTCAAGCAAATTATATTAAAGCTGTCGAGACATACGCTGTTAATCAGGCTAAATGGGAGGCTACCGAAAAGGTATGTCAGGAAAAAGGATGGAAATTTAAAATTATCACCGAAAAGGAATTATTCCCTAAGTAACCCAGTAACTACTTATCTTCAAAACCAATTATCTTGCCTGCTGTATTCATATTATAGTAATCAGGAAAATCATCATTTATAAGTTCTGTATACGCGTCTTTTGCGTCTTTTGCACTATAAAATTCTAATTCAAAAGAATGTTTTTCAAATTTTTCATTTTTAATTTTAAAACCCAAATCTCTCAAAAAAGTTCCTGGATTCATTGTCTTTGCTTCAGAAATTCCTTTAATATCAGAAGCTTTTACTTTATCGCCTTTTTGATTCATCCCAGAAAGCAAATTCCTTGCTACTGCTTTTCCTCCAAGTTCCTTTACTATTTTTCTAAACTTCCTCGCCAAATCACTGTTTTCTATGTGTTCTAATGCTTCACTGTCTTTGGTTCTGCCAACTGAACCAACTGGTGATTCTTGTATATTTTCTTTTTTTATTATTTCTCTAAATGACTTCATTTTCTTCTCCCTTTTTTTTATTTTATTTATATTGATTTCCATATATTAGAATACATATATACATATTTCAAAAATCTTTTATCATTAGAATATATACTATATAGTGTATCATTTTTTATATGTTTCATTATCTTGGACATATCTCCTGACATCAATTTCACTAACTGATATGCGTAGGCCATTTTTTCTTCAGGAGATAGGAAATTAAATTTCTGTATAAGTCCTTGAATTTCTTTCTCATCATCTGAACTTCCTATATTTTTTATTTTGTTATTGATTAATTTTATTGTGTTTGTTGATTGTTCCAACCATTTATCATTTGATTTCTTTCTTTGTTGCATATGAATCATTTCATGTCCTATAATAGCTTCTAATTCTGTAACAGAATTATCTAATGAGTATGCTATATGAATTATGCCTTGATCATCGATATACCCATTCAAATCTTTAGGATCAGTAATCTCTGAAAAGATTATATCAGGAAACTCATTCTGTAAATATAACAAATCTATTTTTTTCAGTGTAATATTCATTGGCATGACTTTCTCATAAAGTTTTGATGTTGAATACTGCACATTTTCAAAAATATTTTTAAGGTACATGGCCTTTAATTCTTCCTTCAGATTCCTATCGTTTCTGTCATTGCTATCAGCCATAAATTCACTAAATTTTTTAATTTTATATGGTTTTTTTCTTCGTTGAACAGTAGCCTGACCATATCGTTTCATAGGCTCTGAACCTGTTCCTGAACCAATATCTCCTGCTACTGTCATCCTATAATCCTTTTGCTTCTCTTTTTTTAGCAATAATTTCTGCCTTTTTTGCTATTTTTATTGAATTTTTCTTTTTAGTTTTCATAACTTTTTTCATTGTTTTCTTTTTATCTTTGATTTCTGTAGGGGACATTTTTTCGCATTTTTTCCCATCAACCAATTTATATCCTGGTGCTTTTTTGCCATCACCATCCACACACATTTTTTTAAGAACTTTTTTTAAGTTTCCTTTTTCGTCAGGTACCCATTTTTTCATTTTTTTGAGTTTAGCCCCTTCATCAAGCTTTTTCGCTTCCTCAACATCCAAAATTTCTTGGTAACTCTCTGCTATTTCTTTAAAAGATTTCATTTCGCTCATTATAATTCTCCTGTATTTTAGTTTTATTTATAAATATTTATATCTTACAAATCATAAGGATTATAAATGACAAACACGATAGACAAAAAATTTGAGAAGGTTTACAGCCTTGACACAAATATTATTTTGGATAATGCTACAAACTTTTTGACATTATCAGATGAGGGCAAAAACCTAATCGTATTGCCAGAAACTGTGCTCGATGAGATTGACTCAAAAAAATCAGGCTTTGATGAGATTAATTTCCAGGCAAGGTCTTTTGCTAGATTATTATTTGACGCTCAGATAAAGGATAAAAAAGAGTACAATACAAAATATGCCGATGTAACATTGACAGTTGTTGAGACTGCTGTTCAAGGATGCACTATATATATTATTTCAAAAAATATCTATAAAGCAGACACGGACAAGGTCTCAGGCTCTATCAAAAATGACAGAAAAATCCTTGAGATTACACAGGATTTACAGAAAATCGAAGGTTACGAAGATATAAAATTTATCTCATTGGATGTTATGGCAAGGACTAGGGCTGTAAGCCTTGGTATTCCTACTGAAGCAATGAATTTAGGTTCAAGGGATGAAATTCTCGAGTTCATCAAAGAGATTAAAATTGAAAAAGCAATCATTGAGGGGGATGATATCCTGGATTATGATAAGGATTATAAGCCTAACAATTTTAACTATTTGTTAGATGATGGTGTTCAGAAAAAATTAGCCTGTATACAGAACGGGAAGATAAAACTTCTTGACGAAAAGGAATTGAGAAAACAGAACGTAAACCCAATGAATAAAGAGCAATTATTTTTTAGCAATGCACTCCTTGATAATCATTATGACATCATTGTTGCTGAAGCTAAAGCAGGTTCAGGAAAAACGCTTCTTGCTATTAGTGCGGCAATGGAATTGATAAAACGAAAAGATTTTCAAAGGATTGTGTATATCAGAAATTCAGTCGAATCCCTTGCAAAGGGCGAAGATGTGGGTTACCTTTCAGGTAACGATGAAAAATTTGAAATTTATAATTTTCCTCTTTTTGACACATTAGCGTACATTGCATCGAAAATGATTGCAAGGAGCAATGAGAATAAGCAAGGCAAAGGTAAACTCGATGCTCAACCAACCGAAGAATTGATTTCCGAAAAAGTTGAACAGCTTGTTGAAAGGTTCCAGGTTCAGACAATGTGGACTGGTGCACTAAGAGGAAGAACAATATCTGATGCTATCGTTATTATTGATGAGGCTCAAAATATGGCAAATAGCACAATGCAGTTGACATTGAGTAGGGTAGATTCATCGTGTAAAATCATTGTTTTAGGTTCAAACAGGCAAATCGACAATGCTTACATTACCAAACATACAAATGGATTAACAACACTCCTTAATGCAACCAAAGACAGTCATGAAGAGGTTAATCTTTTTGGTGTAGAACTTCATAAGGTTCTTAGGGGTCCTATTACAGCATTTGCAGAAAAAGTTTTTGAGAAATAGGCTAAACAACCTAAAAATCTAAAGATATTTTAGAGTCCATCAAGGACTCTGTCCTCATTTCATTTTCCATAAATGAAGTACAGTGCTCTGTATTATTATAATCACAAAAAGAACATAATGCCGAAATTTCATCTTTGAATATTTCTGTTTTTTCTATTTTTTTGGTTTTATCATAAAAATGTTTAATATAAGAATTGAATTCTGAACGAGTATAAAAAATTTCTTTTTTGGTTCCGTGTTCTATGAAAACAAAAACAGACTTTACACTTTGAATGTCAGGGTATTTTATAAACATATAAACAGCATATAACATACCCTGTTCATATCCAAAATCTTCAGTCTCAGATTTGTCTTGTCCTGTCTTGTAATCTATGAGAATAGATTGTTTTAGATTTACATTAAAAGCATCAGCAGAGCCTCTCATCCAAGCACTTTTATCCCAAAAATCAACAAATTTTAATTTTTTATCAAAAGCAAAATCTTCTTCCAATATAGAGTCAGCGCGATTTATTAATTTTTCTGTTTTTTGTCCTAACTCAGTTTCCCTAAACTCTTTAACCATCTCTATAACTTTATCGGCTTCCTCTTGTGTGAAGATATGATTAAGCTCAACAGGAATGTTATAATCAAATTTATTTTCTAGGATTTCATGAGCGTATGAGCCCCTATATAATGCTAGTTGAGGTTCCGATTCTATTTTTACTTTGTCTATGTATTTTAGTTTGAACATTTTTGAGCACGTTTTGAATGTCCCCATTTTGCTTATGCTATATGGATTATGTTTCATATCTGAACCTTTTGTTTTTTTGTTGTCTTAGGAATGATTGCATACATTATTGTGATGTTTACTAGGTTTTTTGCATATGATATACTTGTTTCGGGAATATAAGCATCCCTAACTGATATGTCTATGATGTCAATATTAACATTTTCGTTATTGGCCTCAGGAATTCTGTTAATGAGATTCTGGATACTCTGATCCACTGAATCTGTATTAGAATATGTCCCTGATTTTGTTCCCCAATTCTCATTTTTTCTATATAGTACCATTTTCCTATCCTTATGTCCTTCTATCCTGATTTATATCAAAATCTCAGGATAATCTTCCAAAATCATTTTGTAATTTTCGTAAACTTCCTGTGGCGTAGTCTTGAGTGTCTGAAGATTAAATTCTAAAATATTAAGCCTTCTTTCAAGCATTTCCTGTTTTGTCTTAGCGAACCGATTCTTTTTTCTACGAATTTCCTTGCCTTGAACCTCAAAAATAAAAAACTGAGCTGTTTCTCGTTTTATTGTGACTTCACGAATGTCGAAAAAGGAGAAAACTTCCGCAAAAACTTTATCTCCTTTTTTCATTTTTAGTCAGCCTGCACCAATTGTGCGATTTCAGTATGAATATCAGGGTCTGCACTAAGCACTGTTTGTATCATTTCAATTTCCGTGGCATCAAGGTCATTGAGTTTCATTGCCATTTTGATATTTTTAATTGCTTTATTGACCTTCTGAACAGAAACGCCCTCATCTTTGTACTCATCTTTGATTGCTTTCATGTCATCTTTAATTTCCTTGATTTCCTTCTCAAGAGCAATCATTCTTCTTGCATATTCAAGAGTAAGTTTTGTTTCTTCTTCGTCTTTATTGATAAGAAATTCCTCTTGCATTTCCTGTGATGTTTGTTGTGCCGGTTGTGCAATGACATCCACTTTTACATCAACTACAGTATTTTCTGCAACAACTGCTGCCTGTGTTGTGTCTGTATTAATGTCGTTTAACATCTCATCTAAATTAAAATCTTCCATTTTCTCTCCTTATAAGCATTTATTTTTAAATTTTTTGAATGTATTACTATCACTGAATGTGTAGAATACAAAATCCGAGGTAAGTTTGTTTATGTCTTTTGGATGTGTTACATTATAATTTAAGTTGAAAATTACTCTATTTTTGCTGTCATCAAGAGCAATACTTGATACACAATTTACATTGATATATCGCTGATCATCTTCAACAGGCATAATCCATCTGGCACTCTCAATTCTTGCTGTAAACATATCAATTATGTCTTGAAGTTCTTGTTCGTTATTGAACATCCAATAAACATAATCTGGTGTATATCTACCATCAAAAATTTTTACACTATAATTCATATTGAAAATAACCTTGCCTGAATCATTGTGTCTATCAATGTAAATATTAGATACATTGTTTAGATTTACTATTTTATTATCTTTATACTTAATAAACATTATTTTCCTTCTTTTTGATGTAATTTTCTGAATTTTTTAAGACCTTTTCTCACTGCCTTTGCCATTTCAGGATTTGATGCTTCAAGGAGTTCATTTACATCATCAAATGTTTTTACCATAAAAGGAAGAAATAAATCTGTCTGAACTTCTGCATCCAATTCCTTAACCATTTCAAGAACTGTAATCACTAATTTTTTATGCTCTTTATAGTCATAATTCTTTGATTCCTCTTCAATTTGAGCAAGCAGTGCTAACTTTATAACCTTATCTTGACCAGTGGGATTTTCTTTTTTCAGAATATCAACAGTAATTTTAATTTGCTCTGATATTTTTTCGCTCATTTCATCAATGGCCTCCCTAAAATCTTCGATTGTTGCCTCTCCTGATTTTATCGATTCTACAATATTTTCGAAACCTTTTGCCATTTCCATTAAATCTTGTGCTTTCATTATTTCGCTCCTCTCCATCTCGTTACTGTTACTTCATAAGGTTCAACAATTTCAATCTCACCGTCCCATTCTGTTCCGTTCCAAGAGTTATACCAACCACTTACTCGAAAATTAATTACTTCGTTTGTCTGTTTATTTTTAATTTCAAAAACTTTCCACATTGAATCGCCTTGGCCTTCTCCTCCAAAATGTTCTACTTCCCTAAATTTATATTCTGAATTTTCGTAATCACTGATACATTCTTCTAAAGTATAGCCATCAAAATAGGTGTTTTCCTCACCATATTCATTAGCACCTTGCCCTGATAAGGCTTTATTGACTATTGCTCGTATTTTTTCTAATTCCAAATTTTTCATTTTCTATCCTTTTAATTGAAAGTATTTTTATCTGAGAAAAACATTCTCTCATCAAATTCTGACCAAATTAGTTTAGGCTTAACTATATAATCTTTGGTGTTCTTGAAATAATGTCTCCAAACATCTCCACTTTCCTCTCCTTCTCCTTCGACTGTAAATAATATATCTGGATAGATTTTGGAAATTTCTTTCATATCTGCCTTATAATCATACCATTTAGCTTCAAATTCCCCATCCCTAAATGTGTAATCAGTAATTTCTTCGAACTTATCTTCAAAATCATCTGGTAAAACTTCATCTGCTGTTATCTCATAATTTGTGTAGTAACCCATTATTCTTCCCTCCATTCAATTCTTATAACTTCTTTTGGATTTACAATAACGAAATCATTTTCCCATTCCGTGCCATTCCAAGAGTCATACCATCCATTTAGTTTGAAATAAATAACTTCATCTGTCTCATTATCTTTTAAAGAATAAACAACCCAAGTTTTTTCTCCTGCTCCTTCATAACCACCAAAATCTTCTTCACAAGATATGGTATATTTCCCATTAGTAAATCTGCCTCTTATTGCATCTTGAAAAGCATCTCCATCAAAATTCTCAATATAATCTACATCTTGTTCACAAAACCACTTATTATCTTTGACACTTTCAATAACCATATTTGGCACAACTTCTTTAATTAGTTTTCTTTTCTCATCTTTTGTCATCTTCACTCCTTATCCTATAACCACAAAAGGGTATAATTCATCATCTTCAAAATCATCATAATCATCCGGTTGTATTAAATCTAAATCTTCAGAAAATAATTCTTTTGATACCCAACCTTTTGGCACTCTCCTAAAAGAGTTACCCTCATCATCTGAACCAACAAGAACTTCTAAATCCTGAGGCAACTTTCCTAGCAATTCTTGCAAATTTTTAACTGTCATCTTCATTCCTTAATTTTTTCCTACTATAATTATAACATAATAATCTTAAAAATAAATTAACTCATCATATACCCTAATTTCATATAAAAATCATCCAAAAATGAGACATTGGATTTCGTCTTAGTTTTTATGTTTCTGAAATTCAGAAACATTTTCTTCTATTTCTTGCAATAACACTTTATTGCTCTTTATCATATCGTACCCATTCTTTATTATGTAAGTGTTTCATATATGGTATATATGAAGTAAAAATGCCATTAGAATATCTAATAACCATTTCCCAACTACCTCTATCACTAGGCATACCATATCTCATTTCATTATCAGCTAAATCACCAAGAAATTCCATTTTTCCTAGGTTATAAACAAAATTTTCTTCTGATTTAGAATCTTTTGGGATTAAATACTGTGGCCAATCTATCTTAATTTTTTCTTTATTTTCTTTTTTCGGTTTAACTATTCTAATACCGTCAAGATTTTTAGCAAAATTTTTAAGTGAAACAAAAATCTCGTTTGCTTCGTCAATAGTTTCACATTCTATATTAACGGTTTTGCCTCCTATTAGCATTTGCACATAAGTCATTTAATTTCCTTTATATAAGATATTTTTTCAATAAAATATCTTTCATTCAAAACTCTAAGTGAATCAAAGTGTTCTATCAAAAATCGGTTAAACCATCCTGATGTTGTGCTCGTTATCATTTGTTTTAGCATCTTCATCCTAGCATGCCTTAATGGTAGAGGTTTATCAACAAATATATACCTCTCGGCAGTTAATACAAAAAGTTCTTCTAACGCTGCTTGTATCTTTTCTTTATAACTTAGTTCATTCCAAAGTTCTTCAGAACAATAAGGAGAATTCAAATCTTTTCTAATTCTTTCATTCATAGGCCTCTCGTTAAATGCAAACCGTTCATGCAACCAATCATGATCATATTTTCTTTTGATATTCTCTTTGAAAAAATCCTCATTCTGAACATTCATCTTGACTTTTTTCTTCCCATGTAGTTTTTCCCAATCAGAACATAGAATATGATAAAGTTCTAAATTTAATTTACATCTTTTGGATTTCATAAATTCAATGTCTTTCATAGTCTTTTCCCATTTAATATCCCAAGCAGCGTGAGAAACTTTTATTGTATATAGAAAATCAGGGTCAACATAAGTTTTATCTTGATTATGCTCAAAAATATATCTAAAACCAGGACTATAATAAAATTCTATAGATAGTCCCTTTTCGTTGATATTTTTAGGAATATCTTCATTATCACATATAACATCAATATCCTTAGGATTTTTAGAGTCACTAAACCAGTATTTCATAGCTTGTGAGCCGTAAATTAATTTCATCATTAATCCTTGAGGTCTTTTAATTCTGATTTTCCAATCATATAAGCAAAAGTTCTCTTAAAGCTAGAGCCTTTTAAACCCGCTCCCCACATAAATATTGATACTTTTATCCAATTATGCAAAAATGATAATATAAACATGATAATTATATAAAATAATAAAATATCCATTATTTACAACTTTTAATGCTACCATCAAGATTATATCTAACTGTTATTCCGCCTGAACGATATTTAGTATTCACTAAATATTCTACATTTGTATTTTTATCACAATAAACTTCAATATCTGCACTTGCATAAGCTCCAGTTGCTTTAGGAGCTTGAGTTGATGGTTCTTCACAACCACTTATTAAGGTTGCTGTTGTTGTTAGTGCTAATACCACTAAAGCTGATTTTGTAAATTTTTTCATCTTTCTATCCTTTTATTACTATTATTATAATATAATAATCTTAAAGTAAAATTAATTTATATGTGTATGTAATTTCGTGAGTCTAAATACACACCGTTAAATAAAAAATTTCAGACAAAACGGAATATTTTTAGTGGATGGCATTTATTTGTTTAGTTCTTTATTAATTTTATCTATTCTCATCTTTTTTCTAATGCTTTTGTAATGCAATATGTTCTAACTTTTATTGAATTATTTACCTTTTTGATTGCTTGTTCAAGTGTTAACCCACGATATAACCATCTAATAATAGTCCCACAATCTTTTGGCATAAATCTTTTATTAATTTTGTTAAAAAATGGTAAGTGTTTGTGTTCTTTATTTAATACTTTATAACTGATATATGATAAATTGTCCCATCCATTACATACTTTAATTTTAAATAACTCTTTAGTATTTAATTCTGATGCTTCTTTATCAGTGTTGCAAAAATAACTCATAATTTATCCTATAACAACAAAAGGGTGTAATTCGTCTTCAAATTCTTCATAATCATCAGAAGATATCAATTCTAGGTCTTCAGCAAACAGTTCCTCTGAAACTAACTTTTTGTGTAATCTCCTATAGAAGTTCCCTTCATCATCTCTGCTCACAAGAACTTCTAAATCTTGTGGTAACTCTTTTAACAGTTCAATTAAATCTTGTACTAACATTTTATATCCTTTTTATATATTATAACATGAGATACATTAAAAGTAACTTAAATACTAATCTTCCCAATTATCTATTAAATCCATATGTTTCAGACTAACATCATCAGTGTCATGACTCTTAAAATAACAAACACAATCATAAATATTTTTTTCAAATTCTACTTTTATTTTACCTTTAATGTATAAGTCTGGCACACCTTCAAAATAATCGAGTTCTTCAAGATTCTGATGAGGTAAATCCCAGACTTCTCCCTGAATTATATTCCCTATACCTGGCTGATTTTCAAGATAAGGAAAATATTCCATCATATCTTTGGATAGATACATTGGATATTTCTGAATTGTTTCCGCAGGGAATAGAAATTGCGCTGACAATTTTTTTAGAATGCCATTATTGATACACTCATTTTTTAGAGTTCCGTAAATGAAAATTAACATAACATTAATCCTTGTTTGTTTAGATAATCAACCAAATCTCTATAATGATAACCAATGTACCCATCTAAATGAAAAATAGCAATTCTTGATGTTCCTTTTGTGCTAAGATAAACTTTCTTGGCATCATTGATAATTTCAAAAGATTTACATTCTTCTTCGAGAATTTTCTGAATTACTTCTGTTCTCATTTTATTACACTCATCAGCATAATATATTTGGAATTTAGCCATTTTTAATCCTTTACTATTATGCTTCGCATTTTTCAGTTAATTCATTTATTTTCACTATATTTCTTGTAATTTTGACATAAAAAACTCTCTTGCCACTTGAGAAATAATACCATTCACTGATTTGGGTTCCAAGCCCATTTGAGACATTTCTTCAGAATTTTCCTTAATAACATCTTGATGCACTAATCTTAGATATTGACCCATATCTTTCATTTCCATTAAATCTTCATTGCCATTATGTACACTATGCACAATTTCTGTCCACATTTGATTCAATCTTGACTCTGTACAAGCATATTTTTCAACGAATTCTTTTTTTGTTTTTTCCATTTCAACATCAACTACTTTAGGTACTTTTACTTTAGATTTTGAATGGCGTTCATCTTTAGTTTTGAAAATAAGTCTTTCACCATTTTCATGGTGTACCCATACAATTCCTTCCCCCGTTTTTATTTCAGAATCTGGATTAAGAACTTTACCTACAGGACATTCATCACCAACTAATGTTGTTAATTTAATCATTTCATTTTGTGCTTCTGCTAGTTTTACTTTGTCATTAAAATCAATTTCAATATCCCATGTTTGAAAATCTTCAATATTGTAAACATTACTTTCAGGAACTGATTCTAAATATTTGTGCGATACCCAAAATGCTGGCTTTTCTTCGTCATTTGGAGAGATTTTAACACCAAAAATAGCAAATGATTTGGACATTCCATTAACCATAACACCTTTCTGAATATTACCCCCAAAAAACTCGCCATAAATAGTAATACTTGCATCTTCTGTCAAATCATCAAATTCTAACCTGATTTTCTGAAAATACTCATCAAATACTTCTTGTCTTTGTGAACAGAAGAACGCAAAGCCCGCATTATCTTTTTCTGGGGTAACAATATTTTTTCTTGATTGATAGTGAACATTTCCGTAAGAATCTGCAACTACGGCACCTTGTGTACCATGTATTTTCGTAGTTCCATGAAACATTAATGTTGGCAATTCAGCATCTTTATTCCATAGGACTTCTTTAGTTTCTTCATTATAAGAAACAAATTGTGCTTGCTCTGTAACTTGTTTAATAACTGAACGAAATTGTTCTGTGCTTGGGTATTTAATCATTTTCATTATTTCTTTCCTTGTTTTTATTGATTTTATTAATTTTTTTTCGCCTGACTTACACAATCATCTGTGCCTGGTGTAATACTATCCAAATGTGTTTTCTTGCTTTTACAAGCTTTATTTTTGTATTTCATCTTTCGTTCCTTTTATTCTTTGGTTGCCTTAACCGATTTCTCTATCGCTATTACTTTCTTTAAATGGTCACCAGCAATTCTGATTTTCCAGAATCCACTGCATAGGCATTGATATGAGACAGTTCATTAAGCCTCGATAGAATTTTATACAAAAACTATCTGATACGCGCTTCTCTCCATATACCAGCAATGAAAATTGCTGCTCCTACAAAACTCCACAATACCCAGAATTTGAATGCTGTCCATGCCGCCAAACCAAAAGCCATTCCAGTTCCGCCCCATAGATATAAGACGTAACCTATTCCGCCAACGTTAGCAAATACTAACATAAACATTCCTATTGCTAGTAAAATTCTCATTCTTAATCCTTCAGAAAAAAGTGAAAATGCTCTTTTGAAGCACCGGCAAAACCCGTATTCGTTATTGCTTGAACTCCACCCCATATACCGTTTATTGGTTTATTCTGAATCAATTCTTCCAGATCAGCTTCATTATAAATTTTATAATCTTCACCTTTTATCAGAACTGGATGTTCAATGCCTTCTTCGCCTAAATATGTACCATATACATTGCTTACTTTTGCATTTTTAGACATTTATATTCTTCCTCTATCTATCATTCTATCCAAATAGTCTTCAGCAGCCATCAACTCTATTTCAAAATAATTAATCTCTTTCTGAGAATTACTTAAAATTGCTAACTCCAGGTCTTTTTGTAAAGATTTTATATGCTCTGTGATTTCTTGATATGTCATTGTTAAGCCTTTTCTTTAATATGGTATAATTATACCATAGCAATGCTTAAAATAAGATTAATTTTTGAAAATTTAAAGCCTATCCATCAAATCTTCAATAATCTCAAAAATTTCAATGTCAGGCCATTCCTCCTCAGGTAAATACCGTCATTGTTTTGATAAAATACAATTCCTCTTCAGTAAAATCAAAGAACCTTGTAATATGCACTGTCATTGCTGAGACATTATCAACATGCTCTTTCGTTTCTGTATTAAATATTCTATCCTGATAATCAAAATTCCTTCATTCCTCATTTTTTAACCATTACTAACACCATATTTTAGTCTATGGTAATATTTTACAAAATTATAAAATAAAAATGTAGTTATTTTTGATACATTTAAGTATAAAAGTATTTCTAAGAAATACTCATCAGCTTTTTTATACTCTTCCATATCACAAAGATAATCATGAACTATCACTGCTGGCATATAATTACTTCTATTTGGTGGCCAAATACTCCAAAAAATTCTCGGTATATTTGCTCCATTTGTCTTATATCCTTTGGGTATTGTAATATCTTTATACTTAAAACTTTCAAGTAGTATATACCTATCTCCCTCTAATGGGGATATTTTGATTCCTTTATAAAAACCACTCTTTATTTCTTCTAATTCTAATTCTGTTTTGCTGTTTAACTCTACTCTTAATTCATCCGCTGTGTGTTCTATATTTTCCATTTTTACCTCGTTTTACTATAAAATCGTGTTTGATATACTTTCAATATTGCCATTGGTGTTATAGCTTAAATCTTTTTGTTTTTTTACATATGAATTTAATTCCAAATCAAAGATTTCATTTATCATTGACGATAAATTTCCGTTTGCATCAAAAGTAAAATCAACAGACTTCAGTTTATCTGATGTCTCTGAAGCATACACAGTTATGTTTGATAAATTGCCTTCACTATCAAACGAAAAAGTTGTATCATCATCCCTTACACCATGAAATATGGTACTATGTTTTCTAACCCTTGCTTCAACTTCACCATCAGTGGCAAGATTAGAGTCATCGGCTGTATAACTATCACCTGCTCTTGTTTGTCTAGCTCTTAATTTTGTTAATCTAGCCATATTAAACCTCGTATTTATAAATTATATAAATATTTATAAAAAGGATTAGATATGGAAAACAACGAAATAACTAAAGAAGATTATGAGCATTTAATTAAAAAACAGATTTTATCATTTAATTTACACAAAAATCAAAGTTATGTTGATAGATTAATGAAAGAAGGGGAGATAAAAGGATTATCAAAACTTAAAAACTATTATAAAAATGTTATTGAGGCAAAGTATCTACAAAAACAAGAAAAACTGAAGAGTTTCAAAGACAAAGAAACTTCAATGAAAAAATTTGATATTGCAAAAGAGGGTCCTAAATTTGCAAAAGAAATATACTCTGTGTATAGACAATGTGATGTCTCTTTAATAAGACTAAAAGAAGAATTATGTGTGCTAAAAGCACTTGAAAAATTGTTTATACGACTTGATAGAGATGTTGAAGATGCTTTAACGAGTATAGATATTTTGGATAGACTAAAAGAAAATAAAGGAAAATATAGTCCTGATGTTCAAGCAAGAGTGGATGCTGGCAAATGTGCCCTAAAAAGACCCGGAGGTAAAAAGAAGTTTCCTTGTGATAATAGCATAGTGCCCGGAACAAAATATTGTAAAGAGCATCTTAAAAAATATGAGCCTATTATGTATGCTGACATATTTCCGGAGGGAGAATAAATGAGAAGTTTTTCACCACAAGAGTTAAAATATAGGTACGAAAGACTTAGAGATGGCCTTCAAATAGAGAGTGATGAAATAATGAATATGTTAACTGAAACAAGGAGAGAAGATGACAAAGGCATTGAGGCAATAATAAGAGGTGAAGGTGAGAAAAATATAATAAATAATTTTATGATAGACATAGAAGATTCTTTTTTGAGTTCTCAGAATATAGACACTATATATAAATACCTTGATAAATCTCCTGAAGAGTGGGATTTTATCACCGAGGAACAAAAAGCGATACTTAGGAACACTGAAAATTTTTATAAGAGGTTAAAGAGGAATTATATGTTATATAGGGCATATTTGATGATTCTTAGAAAAGAGGTTATTAATTTTGTCGAGGTTACGATTAAGAAATTAGATAACAAGGATGAAATACAACAATCAGAGTTATTCAAAGAGATGACTAAATATATTATTAGTAATTACACTTATAAGGACACCATGAAAGAGTTGGGGTTTGAGGTTCAAAGGGATGAAGAATTAAAAGAGGATAAATTATATAGATATAAATTAGATAAGAAAAACTTGGTTTATAAATAAAGATAAGGATTGTAAATTTTGTAAATTTACTCTTTACATATCCGGAAAAATAAAAAACTCGCTTTTTTAAGCGGAAAGGAGAAATATAATGGCAATTAAATCACTTATTAGTCAAGGTAGACAAATAAAAGCCTCAGTTGCGCAAACAGATACTGATTTAGGTACTGATAATGCGGAAAGAAATACATTAGTCACAGGTGCTGCATATTTAGAAGAAGATTTGAATTTTATTCGTTCAATGATTCTTGATATCACAGGAGAAAGTCTATGGTCAGATAAACCAGCAGTTACTCTATCAGAGGCAGCAGGTGCTTCTAACAAGTTAATCTTACAACCTGTACAATATACTGGCTCTGTTACAGATGCAGATAATGTTGTAACAGACTTAAATGCGGTTGCGGGTGTAGCGAATACTGCTGACACTGAAGATATAGGATATGTTGTAACAGATGCAGCAACTCCGGCACCAGGAACAAAAGCATTTGTTGCTATTAGAGATAAAGCAACTAATATGCCTTTAGTTGATGACAATGAAAATCAAATATTTGCAGTTGCATATAATGACGGAAATGACAAAGTTCAACTAAAATTCTTTACGGATGTTGACGGTACATATACTGCAGCAACAATGTCTGGTACTGTAGACTTTGAAGCAATATTACCAAGTAGACAAACATTAGCAAATGCTGATGAAGGTTTCGCAATGGTTAATGCTGGATTTGCTGATCAAGTTGGTGCATTTGAAGTAGGTAGCTTAGAATGGGTAGATGGTGTACTTAATGATGGTACTACTCCAACTTATAACTTTGTTGCAAATGAAGATATTACTGCAACTATCAACAAAATCGCAGCTGTAGGTGTTGATGATAAAAATCTTGGAGATAATGTTTCTGTTGTTTCGGGTATTGATAGTGCTACATTCACTACTACATTCAAAACTGATAATGCTGATTCATACTTTGAAGATGGCGATGATTACTATACTGTATTCGAGAAAATCGATGCACAAATGAAAGCTAATGAAGAGGCTGCTGCTTCTGCAAGTGCTGATAAAGTAATCGAAATTCTTACTGCTAATGTAGCAGAAGAGGCTGCACATGCTTTACCACAAAGTAAAACTTATCTTAATACAGATAAAGATGCAATGGATGTATTCGTAAATGGTCAATTGATTGTTTCAGATGCTGTTGCAGATGCTAATAATGCGGGTGATACAGGAGATTATTCAGAGTCAAGCACTACTGAAATAACTTTACACTTCCCACTAGAAATTGGTGATGTTATTACTTACGCTATTAAGAAAGCATAGTAATAAATAATATATCGGGAAATCCCGATATATTAAATAAATATTTTCTTACCATCTTTTATAATTATTTTCTTATATTTTTTATCGATTTTATCATCCAATATGTTGCTTTCAAATTTTTCACAGGTATTATTTTTTTTCTTAAATGAATGGAATATAACGCATATTCCAACAGATACATTTTTCTTTTTATAGTGCTTACACATCTCACATACCTTTTCTTTTTTCATTGTTATTACCTCATTATCCTAGTGCCTAAATTTTCCACAACTTCTTTAATTTGTGTATTGTAAACGATAATATTATCCCCTTCTGCTTGCACTAATTTATTTTTTAAGAATGTATAAAACTCTTCCGCACTTTCAGCACTAGAATATTTAAGAATTTTTATTATTATTCCGTGCTCCTCTAAAACCACACCATATATATTATCATTAATCTTTATCTTTTTTATTTTTGATATTTTACTTAAATTTATTAGTTCACTATCAATCTCAATATAATTACTATATATACCCATTATGCAGTTACCTCCCTATATATCTCTGTCACAAAACGAATAACAGCATCATGATTATCAGATGTACTCGTCAATTTTATTTTCATTCGTAATTGTTTTGGAATAAATGCCGTATCACTTGATTCTATTGTTAAGCCATAATCATTTGTGCCTGTAATTTCAAATCTATTAATGAATCTATTCATTACGATGTCAAAATCATACATCATATATTGTCCTGTCCCTGATGTATTTTCAACCAAATTGCCATTAACAACATCATAATTACCTGTATGTGTTGGGTTAGGAAATAATGTATTTGCTGGTAAAATTATCTCAACAGTTGCCGCATCACCTTCTGTCGCATTTCTCCAAAATAATACCCCATCTTTAAGGTATATGTCATCAATAAAACCAACCAATAACTCTCCTGGACCATTAACTCTAAACGGGTCCCCCTCTCCTCTTATCCCATTTATGAGATCATCTCCTGCACCAGTAATATATAGATATGTTTCACCTTGTCTTGATGTATTATAAGTTTTTGGTGTACCATCCAATTGAACAAATTGTTTTCTAAACCCCATATTTTTCTCCTCCTTGTTTATATATTGATAATAATTCTGTTTTTGAGTATAAAACCTCATCATAAAACCACTCAGATATTTTAAAATTTGTATATCTAACATAACCCAATGGTGTTCCAGAAGATACGGTACCAAAATTTACAAACATATTGTCATATTCATAATAAGAATTATTTTTTTGTGTAGTTGTTCCAACCTCAACGCCATTTTTATAATAAGTTAAAGTAGTTCCATTGCCAGTAACTGTAATCATTGTCCATTTATTCAAATCAATATTATTTGTTGTTATTCTAACAGATTCATAAGCATTTCTCATATTTGTTCTATAACTGTACCCAGATAAATAATCGGTATAATTTTTATTGCCTATACTAAAAATATAATTATAGCCAGCTGATGTCTCTATCCAATAATTAAAAGTAAAAATATGTTGATGATTAAAATTATTCATATCCTTGAACCTTAACGTTTTTAGATTTTTAATATTATAATAATCATAGTCATCTGTGCTTATTAATTCTGCTTTTATGTCATCAAATTCTTCATCAAATGAACAGCCATAAGGCACCGCGTTAGTCATACCAAATAGACCTATGCCTTGTGATATTATTTTTCTGAATAATTTATCTGATGCAACATTATTCAGGGTTGCATCAGGACTTGCCATTTTTAATTCAATTTTTTCTTGTTTTCCATAATATCTCATTTTAAATTTATGGTATCCTTGAGATAAAAATTTCACATTTGTATTTGTGTTTGATGCAGAATAATCACCTGACATATTAAATACACTTATTATTGATTCATCATCCATAATCAATTCGGCAGACCCATTTGATGTTAGCTCAAATGTATATAATCCTATATAATCTAAATATATATACCCTTCATGAATTATTATATTCTCGGCAGATATATTTGAATCTAAATCTATAACATCTTGAGCTACTATTTTATTTAGGTATTTTTGATTACAGTATTTTTTCTCTAATATAGTAAAATTATAATTATTATTTGGAGCTGAGCTGATAGAACTCGCATCATAGTAATTATATCTAATCCCATTTTCAAAATTATTTTCTATATTATCTGTTATATCCGGATTTTGTGTATTTATTAGATACCTTACCATACTTTCACTAAAAGCAAAATTATATATTTTATATTTTCCCAATGCTATATTAGATAAAGGAACCTTTTTAGTTCCAATCATCAAATCAGATGACCTAAAAGCCCTCGGTTTTATATGTGTATTAAAAATAAACAATCCATCATAAAAAATTGTCCACTTTTTATTAGAAAAGACTATAGTTATATTATGAAAATTATCTAATTCGGTATCTTCTATATTAGTTATTTTGAATGTTCTGCTATTGTGACCTTTGAAATAAAGTGCATTATTACGTATTTCTAATTTATATTCATTTTTATTAAATAATAAAATATTATTGTTATGAGAAAGTGGCTTAAACCACACACTAAATGTATAATCTTTATCTATATTAATATTTTGTATTTCTCCAAAGTTTATATATGTTTTTTCGTCTAAGAAAGTTTTATTTGTGTATAAAGGAACATTTATTATTTTGCCAAAATCATTATTAATACTATCAATAAATACTTCGTCATCTATATCTGTTTGGAAATCTACACTAAATTGCAATCTTTTTTCGTCTTCTGTTATTGGTACATCTATCTCTGGCTCAACAGCATTCAATTCTTCTAGGTATTGACTTTTTGATTTTATGTCATCAACGTATATTCCTTCTATAAAAATACCGAATGAACTGATCTTTGAACATTTTATTGTTAGAACAGGATCTTTTAATTTATAATCAATAGAGAATTCGAAGTGTGTATAATCTTTTAATTCGATATCCCCCATTAGATTTAGATCAGCTGTTATATTGCCAGATTTCAAATCTATTATTGCTTCATTAAGATAGCCCTTAAATTCTATTACATATTGCTGGTTTGGTAATAAATCTACACTTTTTTGAAAATAATAATAATCATTGCTTGTGTAAGTGTTTATATCATTGACTATTGTTACATCAAGTGCTTCATTATCTTCTGATTGTGTTATATCAATCTTTGTTATTCCGGTATTCAAGAATGATGATATACTTGCTATTGTTGTGAAAGTTGAATTATCATCTGAGAATGTGACAAAACCATCTAACATAGGCTGTACCAATTCATCCAAATAATTACTCAAACTATAAAAATCAGATATATCTCTTAAATTTTTGGATTCTAATGCTTTTAATGTAAATCCCAAATTATCAAAAAATATATCATTATCAGTTACATTATTAATGTTCATATTTATTACCTTTTTATTTTATTTATATTTTTCCAAAAATTTTTAACATATTTTTCTCTAATTATGGAATATGTTTTATCTTGAATTTTATTTGTTTTCTTTCCATAACAGCATTTTTCGCACATCAGTAAATCAGGTTCCGTGCCTTTTGCATTTCTATGACTTAAACAAGTTAATAGATTACAATTCATCATTCTGGATAATAAATCTTCCTAAAACCCAATACAAATACTGCATTATTCAGTGCTGTATCTAATATATATGAGCTTATTGCCACCCCAGCATTAAAATCTATATTTAGATTTTCGTTATAAGCATAATTAACGGCTGTTGATCCGAGGTTTAATGAAGCCAAGGCATTTCTATTATCATTTTCATCTCTCACTTCGATAACAGTCCCTTTATTTTTATCCGTAGTGCTGTACTCAAATGATACCAGACAACAATCTTCGCCAGCCCTTAACTCGTATGGAAATTTGGAAGATGATATACCGTCTGCATATCTCATATATGTATTACTTTTATTTGAACCACTTCTTGAGAACATAACCCTTACTATTTGATTATCGAGATATTTTTCTCTATCTTCATCATAGTAGTAAGGCAATGCAATGGTTTGAATATCTGCCTGGTTAATCCATTGAACAGAATCACTTTCTCCATCATATCTAAGGATTTTTTGGTCATCTTCATCTGGGTCTGGGGTCGGTATTATTGATGTGCCGGCTACAGCATCTGACCAAATATAATTTGTTCCGTCAAATTTTAAGTATTGATTGTCATTATCAGGGGACAATGCTTCAGGAACATGTATTGTACTATTTTTATGGTCTGTTATCTTTTCTGCCACATATTCAGACATCTCATCTTCTGAGGCAAAATCACTATCCAAAACCTGACTTTCTTTTATTTTTGTCCTTGCCATATATTATCTCCTAAACTAATCTTGAGCGATTTTTATATTCTGTGTATAATTGCTCGCTTTGAAAATAATCAATATTATTTATTGTTACTTTATAAAAAATTGTATAACTATTTGGCTTTTTCATATCTTCTATGGTTGAAACAGAAAGCTTCCATTGATATAAACCATTTGTTATCTCTTCCATATCAAAATAAAATTCCGTTGATGTAAATGAGAAGTCACTTTGCAAAAATAATTTATCTGAATTTCTCATTATTTTTACACTGGCATTTTGATCCGTCAAAGGTACTGAATTCTTTAACAAATGAAGGGTACAATAGAAATCTATATCTAAAAATATTTTATTCATTTAAACCCCTTCATCTTTTTTGTATTATTTATACTAATTTTTTGCCCATAGTTTTACAGTGTACCAAAATTTAGAATTATGTTGCTCATTAAGGACAGAAAATTCAATGTATTTTTTGTTATTGATTGTTATTATTTCTTTTTTGTGCTCAACTTTAGAGGATTTTAATGCAACAGAAAGTCTCGAAAAATTCGCCTTCATTCTTTTATTGCGCGGATAATACCTAAACCTAATTTTTGCTAATTTATTTTTGATATCTTTATAAGGCATTAGAATTAATTCAAAACTATTTGGTTTATCATCTATGTTTGCTCCAAATGAAACAAGGTTTCCTATTGAGTAATTTTTTGATATAACATATTTTTTATTTTTTCTTTTTAGGTTTTTTCTAATTATATTAATATGAGGATATCTTTTATATAATTCTTTTAATTCCATATTAATTTCTTTTATAAGTGTATTTATTTCTTTTTTATTATATTCTATCAATTTCCTCGAATTTTTATTGTATTTTATTATTGATTCTAAGCTCAAATCATCTAAACCAAATAAATTTTTATAATTTATTGACATATTTATCCTTTATATTAGAAATGACTAGGACATTAATCCTAGTCATTTAATTATGCTTGTTTGTAATCTACAACAATATTACCATCTAGTGCCTCTGCAAGTGTTATAACACCTGAAGCATCAACAGTATAGTCATTATCAGTACCTAAAGAAAGTCTAATACCTGAAGCATATACTCCAAGAACAGCTGTATCACTAGCCTCTATATCACCAATTGTAATAGTTAAGCCATCAGCAGATACTTCTGATGATGAATTATCACCGTAGAATGTAGTGTTTACTGCACCAGCTAGCGAATCGAGCTCTCTTAATGCTGCCTCAATATCTGACTTACCTTGAATATCATCACCAACTAAATCATAAGTTTTATCAAAGATTGTAGCTGTGCCTGTTTCACCGATAAGATTAATCTCAGCGCCAGTATCACCTGCAGCCCATTTAGTTGAACTTGAAGCTTTATAGATTAATGAACCAGCTGTACCATCTGTGATATCAACAGTAAGACCAGAACCGTCTGCAGTAGCAACTGTGCCACCTTTACCAACTGTAATATTTTTATCTTCAACATCTAGTGTTTCAGAATTAACAGTTGTAGTTGTACCGTTTACTGTTAAGTCACCATTAACAGTAACATTGTTTGAAGTCACGATGGCACCACTTGTACCATCTACACTTAATACTTCTGTTCCAGATGTTAAACCAACAACAGATAATTTACCATCAGTAGTTGCCGTAATTTGACCATCATTATCAACAGAAACATTTGCGTCTGCTGCATCACCTACGACTAATGTGTTTATTGTTACATCAGATGTAGTGTCTATTTTAGTGCCATCTACAGCACTATCAACTATCTTAACCCTTGTAACCGCATCATCCGCTAGTTTAGCTTCAGTTACTGATAGGTCTTTTAACCATTTTGAACCCGTTACTCTTGTAATTGCCATTTTATATCTCCCGTGAATACTTATTCACTAATTTTGCTTTAATAGAATTTACTCTATTAAACTATTTATATTTTTTCTATGACCCCAAAATTGCATATTCAAGATTTTTAATATCTCTAACCATTGTCTCTATGCTTTTTGGCTGTACTTTTATTATCTGAGAGGTATTCAGGCCATATACCGTATCTTTTGCTATTAAGGTGTATGTGCCTAATTCAGAAAATGTATATCTAAAATTGTATATACCTAAATTACCAACCCTTGATACTTCTGTTCCTGCAGATAATGTTTCCAATAATTCCGTTATTGTTATTGTGTTATTAACTATATTTTTTATATAATATATATATGATCCTATCTTTAATCTGTCAGATACTACAAGACCTGTGACATCATCTAAAACTATATCAGTATCCCCTTGATTTTGGTTATTTGATGTATTTGTAGAAAAAGAATCGACAGGTTCTATTACCTCTGAAGAAGCAATACCCTCCTCTACATATATATCATTATTAATATCATATATGTTTGTCTTAAAACTGCATCCATATCTCTGTGTTATTATCTGAGCTATGCCCTCTTCATCTTGAATAAATAATCCTACCATTTATACCTCCTTAATTTCCTATCATATCAGGAAATATCCAATAAATTTCTTCAGTATTTGAACTTCCTGCTGTTCCTGTTCCTTCATCTTGAATAATAACACATTCTTCAAATGAAACAACATATTCTTCATCATTTATTACAACAAGATAATCACCATAAGAAACATCTAATAAAGGACTGCCATATAACCCCTTTGAAATTGAGACTAAATCGTGTGTTCCCAATAATGTTCCTGTATCATTTATATAATAATAATCAAAACTTAAAGATAAATTTTCTTCCAAAGACTCTTCACTAAAATAGAATTTCAATGCACTTTGATTAACCTTATAATCTATAATAAAAACTTCAGAGCCTAGAGAAACTCTAAAACAATAATACCCATCTTCAGAAAAAGTATAGTTCCAGCTAAATAAATTTTTTCCTTCATCTGCCATTGTCCCAGAAGTTATTTCTTCGTCATCTCTGTAAACAATAATGTCAGGTGTTTCATCATCAGACACACCCAAAATCATTATTTTTATGGTATCATTTATGCTTTTACACTTTGTACTTCTTGTTATGTTTGTGCTACTTACTATTGCATTATAAACATATGAATTTGTGCTCAGAGTTCCATTTTTATTTAATGATGTCTGATGAATACCATAAGAACCTGATTTTGTTGGCACAAAATCAAAAGACTCATTTGACGTTCTTATTACCTCATTTGTATCTTCATTTTTTACTACATAATAATTAAATAAATTTTCTGACTTTTCTTCTATATTTTGAACTGCAACTTTTATCAAATTCTCATGAACATCAAGATTAGCTTCGTCATTATTTTCTGTATATCCTAAAGTAATGTTATTTTCTAGGATATTATCTGCATAATTTAATAAAATATAATCTGAATATATTTTATTTGTTTTTTCTTCATCACCATATACCTCTATCAAAACTAAATCTTTGTCAGTTATTTTTCCTTGTATGCCTAACATATCTCTGTCACCAAGATTTATTTGATAATTCGATTCAGTGCTCAATACAATATAAGATTTTGTCACAAAAGTAGATAGAGTATTATCATAGTACGTACCGTCAAGATAGACATCGGAAGATAAAGATGAGTCGTCTTCATTTGTAATGGAGCCATATATGGTATAATTAAAAATCATATTCTAAAACTCACTGAGTATACCTATATTTAACAGCCACGCCGAACTGAATATGTCCAGACCCTTCTGTTTCTTCAGGTAATTTTATGCTCACACCTATTCTTGCCTCGTCCCCAACTAATCCTAATTGACTATCGTCGAGGGGTTCAGGATATATTAGCCCATCTATTTGATCATTTGAAGTTTTGCTATAATCCATTGATGTTTTTGATAGAGTCACAGGAGAAAAACTCAACCCATAATTATCATATCCTAATCCGTTTGTTTTTACTGCGTCGTTGCTTCTATCCAAATGAATTCTCACGCCCATTTCCGGATTATTGAGAGCAGAAGTTCTCATAAATTCATAATCATTGGTCGATGTTTGTGGTATATTATTTTCATCTACACCACCAGACCTGAAAAAATTTGGATTATATGGAAATGAAGCATCCTCTGCAGCAGCAACATAACCTCCCCAATTTATTCCAACAGTCTTAAGATATATGCCAACATCGTATATTGGTTCTGTTCCATTGTGCCTAATATAATAAAAAATAGGTTCTGAATCAATACCTGTTTCCAAATCACCAAAATCCTCACCTTTTAGGGTTGCGGTACCATCTTTGTCGAAAATTGTATTATTGCTTTCATCATCATAACTAATGAGTGATGATGTTAATATTACTTCTGCCATTTAATGTTCTCCTTGAATATTTCTGTTTTCCCCGAAATACCTAAATCTATGTTATTATTTATAAGAAGTTTGTCGTTATTTTCAAGTAATATTTCCTGTTCCTTGTGATATGCATTTAAACCATTTTGAAATATCTCAAAATTTACAATTTCTATTTTATATTCCATGTATTCTTTGCCAGAAAATCTGTGCTGTATATCTATTTCAGGATTGTATTTGTGTTTTAATAGACAAACTCCTATTTTATAAAAGTTCCCAAAAGTAATATAATATAAAATTGTTGGTTTATTTTTATATCTTGCTTCTTGAGATAAATTAAGATGCTTTGAACATGTTTTGCAACAAAGAACAGTGCCATTTCCCTTATACCTATTTAATGTGTGTGCAGTCCTGGTGAATTTGTTTTTACATTTGCACACGATAGTGATTTTTGTGTGAGAGTCAAAAATTCCTTTGGTTAGTAATTTGCAATCATAACTCTCTATAATATTTTTTACATTTTTTGTGGTTTCTCTCTTTTTGGCGTAGTCTATATGACACTGCTTAGAACAATATTCAGAGCTTAAATCTGATCCTGTGACTTTTTGACAACGTGTGTTTTTACATATATAAGGAAAACCAAGCATCTTTTTCAATCTCAATGAAAAATTCAAGTTTTCATTTGGTATATGTGTATCTTGCTCATGAAACCAAATAAAGTTTTTTATGCTATCTTCGTAAGGCAAATTAAATTTTACACGATCAAGTTTTGCAAAGTTTTTTATTGCTTGATTAAATTCGTGTATCCCATAATTAAAATTATTTTTATTTATTTTTTCTCTTAAAGAACATACTTCACAAATTATTTTTTTATTTTTTATATTAATGAGATTTGAACATGTTTTACAATAAAATTTATTTTTTGACATAAAGATATTTTTGTTCTCAAATAAAATATTTTCATTTATATTTTTGTGACGCTCTTTTTTGGATAAAGATGCCTTTTCAATTCCTTCTATTTTGTTGCATGATTTGCATTTTGGAATATATCCTAATTCAACTCTTTTTAGGTTTATCTTATCTTTATTCCCACACTGACACTCAAAATATATAATGCTTTTTGTGTCATCTATTTTATAAGCATTGTGCTGTAATAAAAAGGTTTTTAATTTTTTTATTTCAGTGTTATCTCTCCTATTGCTTTTACAATAATAGCATTTTTTGTCTTTTATGCCATTGTTAAAATCAATTTTAAATTTTTTGAAAGTTACATTTCTCTTTTTGTGACAATAATCACAAATAAAATCTACTTTATCAGAGAAATTTATATTGTGATTTACATTGAGACCATAAAAAGAAATAATTTTACTTTTTTCTTCTTTAATCTCTTCATTTGTTCTCAACCGAAATCCTAAAACGTGTAAGTTATCCTAGTATATAATGCTATTTGCCTTTTACCTGCGTCTTCTAAACTTTCGGGAACAAATAATCTAGTTTTTATCCAAGCATAATCGCCTCCAGAATAACCATCAAAAGGATTGATAACATCCTCTGTGCCTGTTCCGCCAGGTCTACCCTTATTGTTTAGAGGTCTGGCATTTTCTAAAGTATCCATCCAATCCGTTCTAAATTGGTCGTCTATTTGAGATTCGCTTTCATCTTTATATATTAAATACATGCCATCTATAGCACTGGTACCAGATTCTCCTGCATAAGAATCATCACCCCATTTTTTCATTTCGTCAAAGTCTGCTTGTGCGCCAGCAGTATCGTCTGTGCTAGTAAAACCTGTTCCGCCTGTTCTAACATTCGTTGTAGGTTGAAAATAAAATTTAACACCTGTAATTGCTTCAGTGGCACTGTGTGTTATTATTATATCAAACTCTCCTGAACTTTGAGCATTTGTTAGTGCACCTAAGAAAATACCCGTTGTGTTACCATCTCCTGTAAGCACTGTTCCCATTTCAGTTTCTTCATTCCATCTTAATGACTCTTGTTCTGTTGGTAGATTACCTGCATCTGATGACTGAAAATATATAATTGGCTTTGCCATATATTACCCCCTTTATTTTTATTTATATTTATCTCATTATGGTAAATTTGTCTTCTTCTTGCACTTTTATATTGAATATAAAAGGCAAAGGTTGAAGTGTATCATTAATCATTTCTTCAAAGAAAAGAGATGAATCATTATCTTCTGTCACTAATTGCCATTTACCAACCCTCTGGTCATACACACTAACATTTTCTAGGTGTGATAATTGAGGTCTTATTTGTTCATTAAAAGTGCCTTCAACACCATCCCATATTATTAGATTTTCTCCTTTTGATAAAATTACTTTCTCTTCTGATCCTTTTTCTCTTTTTCCTAATAGTATAGTATATGAATCATCTATATTTTCATAATATAAAACTTTATTATGCATTTCGATGTTTTTGTCAAGCACACCAGGAATAATTACACCCCAATTATCTTCTTGCTTGTCACTAAAATTGATTAATGATGGTATAGTTATTCCTTTGTCATTTAATTGATTTATAAACGAATTTTCTATTGTACTCACTACATCTTCATCTTTATTCCAATTTTGTTCCAAGGATGAATCCCAATTACCTGTGCCATCACTCCACCAAGGTAATATGTTATGTCCTTTCGATATAAAATAATACACCAAATCAAGTATATTAAATTCGAGATTAAATGCTTTTGAAATAGTATTTACAAATAATTCCAAATCAATGGCAAAATCTTTATTAACCGAAACAAAATGTTCTATATCTAATCCATAAGCATAATTAAGTTTTTCTACAGTTATTTCTATATTTTGAACCGCATCCATGTTAATTACTGTTTCTACTTCTATATTAATATTTCTATTTTCTGTTATTATTTGCAAATATTCCAATACCAATTCATAATTTTTATTGATGTCAGTATTAACTTCAAGATTTATAACATAATCTTTTACGATAGATATGTCTGTTTCTATATTTGTTATTTCTGAATCATTGAACACCTTTTTAAACTCAATGGGTAAAGAGCAATCTTTATACAATTCAGATATGTTAAATTCAATATCAGCCTTAAAATTGCTTGTTATTTCTGTTATGTCAAATTCAATCTCTGTTATTTCATCTGAGTTTATTACAATGCCAGTTTCGATATTTGTGTTAAATGTTGTTCCTATTGATGAAACATTTGCTTCTATATTTAATGGTGCATCATTAACACACAGCACAAGAATTTGAAAATAATTATCTTTATAACCTATTGGCACTATATATGCTTGATGTTTCATATTTAGTTCATATGGTTTTATCATTTCAAAGTTAAATGGGGTATCAAAATGCGATGCTAATAATGTTTCCAAAGATAATTCATATTCTTTGCCAATATTTGTTATATCGTACTCATGATTAAGAATATAATTATCATGATATACCCTAGAAAATTCTATATTTAGTGGATAATCTTTATTAATATTTGTTATATTTGTTTCTAAAGATATACGATAATCTTTATTAATATTGTTTACATTATATTCATGGTTAATTGCATAATTATCATGATATACCCTAGAAAATTCTATATTTAGTGGGGCATTTACTGTTGATATGACATATTCTAAGTCTGTTTTAACGTCACTATTAACTGAAACATAATATTCATGTCCTATACTATAATCATCATGATATACCCTAGAAAATTCCATATTAATCGAATCATTATCATTATAAACGCGAATGACTTCCATGTTAGTATTCCAATCAGATGTTATTATGGGATAAAATTCCATATTAAGAGGATAAACCACATCATTGTTTCGATCCATTTCAATACTTAATACATAATCTTCTTTTATACCGAAATTAAATTCAAAAGGAAGTCTATATACACCTGAAATATATGAATCCATTTCAATATTTGTATATTCTATTGATTCATAGCCAGCAGAGTATTCGAAATTTGTTTTACTTTCTACATTATATACTTTTCGAAATTCCATATTAAGGGGGTAAACTGTATCATCATTTCTATATAATTCAAAATTTAATGATTTTATTGATTCATCACCATAAACCCATTGGAAATTTAACTCACCCCTAGCAATAACAGACAAAAATTCCATATCAATGTTTGTGCTATAATCTATTTTTGGAAAAAACTCAAATTCATTATTTAGTATCTCCGGATTAGTAACACTAAGAACATCAACTTCAAAATCTGTGCTGTACCAAGGGAAAAATATACTAAATTGAAATTCTTTTTTATTATATCCCCATGGTATAAGTTTTGCTTGCAATAATTCATTTCTTGATATAATGCTACTATCAAACATATTATGGTAACTCTGTCTTTCCAATAATGAATACAGGTAATTATAATCAGTATATAAAGACATTAAATCATCTATCCTAGAAGTATATGGAAATATACCTTCATTATATGTATAGATATAATTTTTCTCTAATAAATTTAGATTCAAAAATGTATATTTCCCACTCGTCCCTAAGACATAAGAATAATCTTTTGGTTTATAGGTACCCACGGAATTCAAAGCATTATTAAATTCAAATTTTTCGGAAAAGCCCAGCTTAGACAGGACTTTTATTTCTAAATTATTGAAGAGATTGAAAGAATAAGAATAATTGATGTTAAATATTCTACTTCTATACTCTAATTCTTCCATTACTATTCTCCTTTATTTTTTATAAACCGTTATATGCCGCAGCGCGCCAATAATATTTTCCTTTTGGTTTTAATAATACCCTTACGCCACCAAAATATTTTTTTGTTCCTTGTGATGGTTTTGAACCAAAACCTTCTTTGAACACCGTGCTATCAGGCATACCTGTGCCCATTTCTAGCCATCCTTGATTTTCATCACTGAAATCAGGATCTTCGTATACATTCCAATCTTTGCTATAATACCATGTCAAACCTGTATAATTACTCCCATCTTCAATCCATGAATCTATTGTCATTGGTCCATTATAGTCTATATATATTTCCTGCAATTCAGGTGTATGTGTTTTATTATCTGTATATAATATAAATCTTAATACAAAATCTTTTCCATGCTCTGGTCCATTATTTCTCGAAAATTCATATTCAGATAATTTTAATACTTCATTATAAGTCATCGCTTTATCATAATCATCTTTATCAACATTAACCCATTCGTTTATCTCAAAATCATAAATTCGCCAATTATCTCCTATCTTAAAGAAATATTTTATCGAACATTCAGGACTTAATGAGCTATATCTTGTATATATCCTGTTTATTTTCTGTATATTAACACCAGGAATCGAAATATCTCTGTATGTAAAATTATTATATCCATCTTTTTCTGTTTGTTCTGCTTCATTATATGTGATTAGTGATATAGGTTCCATACCTTTCTGGG